TTCCGATCTAATAACACCTGCTGTACCAGCATTACCAGTATTCAATGTATCAGTATAGAAGTCACCTGGTCGTAGGTCTAGATAGCCACCACCCCATGTTAAACTACTGGTGCTAAACATTGACCAGTCACCTGTGATTGTGCCTGATGTGCTAACACCGCCTGTTGTGATATCTCTGGTTGTAAGAGAAGAAGCACCTGTATTGATACTAGATCCTACTGCAACACTCCACTGTCCAGTGATAACACCAGCATTGGCTGTAGCACCTGTGGTCAATGTGGTTGATTGTAGAGTACCGCTAGAAAAATCAATCTTACTTGCAGAAGTCAGTGTCCAGTTACCAGTTAGATTACCTGTTGTGGTATTTGCACCTGTGGTAAATGTTCTTGACTTGATGGTTCCTAAACTAAAATCAAGAACACTGGTATTCTGACCAGTGATCTGACTAGTACCATTCAACGACCAGTTACCGGTTATTGTACCAGCTGTACCTACAGCACCTGTGGTCAGTGTTATAGACTTTAGTGTACCTGTGCTGGCATCAATTGTACCACTACCTAATGTTAGGTTACTAGAGGTACCCATACTAAAATTACCTATTAGCGTACCAACTGTACCGGCACCGCCTGTGGTAAATGTATCTGATGTAATCTGACTTACCTGAATAGGAGCAAATGCGCTATCATCGTTTAAACGGAATCTATGACTGTTGTTTCTATATGAAGAAACTTTGTCAGTGATTAAACTACCGTCACCGATTGATACACCTAATACTCCGTTGAAACCATAAAGGTTAATACTTCCGCCTGTAGCAGTTACTGATGTATCTGTAAATTTCTTATTTTCACTAGCACTGGTTCCAATATAAAATGTACGAGTAGCATAGATATCTCTTGATCCAATATCTCCGCTGCCGTCACGTATGACAATTTTGCTGTTGGCAGTAACGTCAGTTTGTCCTGTGTACAAACTTACTGCTTCAACTACAGCATAATCTCCGTCATTGCTGAATGTTGATACACCAGTTCTGCGTAGGAAACCAGTTGAACTATATTGACTCTTCTTAACGCCAAGACCTGAATTAACAACATCTGAGAATAGAATAGCACTAACATCACCAGTTCCACTACCTGTTCTTCCTAGTACACTACCTGTGGCAATTTGTGCAAGTCTACCAGGAACAATACCGTTGGTTTTTAATTCTACCCAACCATTGGTTAAGGTAAATTCTGCACTATTGAAACTGGCCAATCCTCGATCTGCTTGTGTAATACCTACTGCATTGGCTCTGGTACTGGCGGCAACCATTGCCAGCTTGCTTTGAGCAATAGCCGCTGCACTGTTGATATTTGCATTATCGATAGTGTCATCTTTAATATAGATGTTCCAAACGTTTTGACTTGAATCGATACCTGTAGTAATTGCATTATCACCTGGAACATTTAGGTCGCCACCGATAGTAACTGCACGACCTTCGTTACCTGTTCCTGTAAATGCAATACCCATACCAGCAGATACTTGTTGTCCTACAAAGCTGTTGGCAATAATAGCATTGAAACTAATACTGCGATAGTTAACAGCATCCTGCGGATCTACTGGGTCTGCAACGTTCCTAATTCTATTTTGGTCAAGATTCAGTGAGCCTTTCATGGCCAATTGACCAGTTAGAGCTAGGAAACCACCAGAAGTAACAGGAATTAATCTTCCGCTATCAACAGTAATTCCACCGTGATCTACACCTAGGCGACGATCGATATATGTTCTAGTTGCGTTTTCGGTTGGTACAGTATCAGTAGCATTGTCCGACATCGCTGAGTCTGTTGAGAATTCAGCAATCGGAACACCTCGTTTAAAGCCCAATCCACTTAGGTTACTCAATGCCAATGAAGCCGCAAATGTAACAGTACCAGTACCCTGGTCAACTCTAAAGAACGGACCAACGGAGAAGTTACCAAATTGGTCAGTGGTTACAAAGAAGCAACGTCCTTCGCCGCGTTCTACAATTTGTGCATACTCAACTTCGCCTGTGGTATCCAACAATGTTTCTGTGGCAATACGTACAGGTGGTCCATAAATCTCGTTTGGATAGTTAGTATCGGCATAGCTACCAGTACCGATGTCTAGTAAGTCATGTGATGTAACACGAGTCAACGCAATACGAATTGTCAAGGTACCTCGACTTCCGTCACTTCTAGCGGCAACACCGGCAAACATGGTTACCGCACCAACAATATTAATAGCACTGTCTTCTAGCGCAGGAGTAAAGTAAACATTGGCATATGATTCCCCAGTGATGTTAGGATTGTCATATTGGGTAATGGTATAAACACGACCTTTCCAACCAAATTTCATACCAACTATTCTAACAATGTCGTTGGTTCCAAGTTCAACAATAGCAAGTTTAGTACTGCCAACTCCGCCGTTAACTAGATCAACAGCATAGGTACCTGAACCGTTTTCGGCAAAATCAACAACTGTGGTGCTACCTGGATAGGTTACCAGTTGGAAATCATTAGCACCTTTGTTGTAAACATAGTATTGTACAGCACTAGATAGACCAGGATCTCCAGTTGGCATCGCACCGGTAGCATCAAATCTAACAATGTCACCATTGCTGTATCCGTGACTGGTTTTGTTAACTTTATTTGTTGTGTGATCAAATGTACAGATAGTACTGTTGACCACGCAGGTACCTGTTCCGTAGTCTCCTAGTGTAGCACTGTTTCTTGTAAAGGTTCCACCAACAGTCGGCGAGCCAACATATCCAATAGCGTTCCAATTAGTTGTGCCAACTGAAAGAATTTTATAAACAAAAGTTGATACAGATTCTCTAGCACCAACAATTATTCTAGGGCCGCCTGGGCTTGAACCTGCTACAAGTTTATAATCCTGTTTAGACTGTAAAGTCATTTCAGCATAGTTGTAGCTGTCTTTTAATAGTGTGTTGGCTAGCTTAGTTGCAACAAAATAATGACTACCTGTGCCTGCATCAAGTATTTCAATAGGACTACCAGTTTTGCTTGAAGATACTTTAAATGTAGTAGCAGTATAGCCCTCATCTAAAATCCAATATGTATCGTCTGGAATAAATCCTGCAGGCAATGTTCCACTGGTATAAAATCTTACAGCATATCCAGGTAACTGGTTATGTGGGATACTAGTAACCACGGCTCCGTTAGATGTACTAAATGTACAAACACGATTTTCTGTAGCAGGCGGAAAGTAATCTGTAAATTGTAGAACGCGATATAACTGACTTGTATATAATTCATACAATTTTAAAGCAGTACTAGGACGAACAGCAACACCAACAACACCACCGGTTAATATAACCTCAGTGTTCATTCTTATTGTAACTCTTGTTCCATTAGGTACAGCAGCAACAAGACCATCTGTATCAGAACTTAAATTTAATCTATAGAGTTTCTGACCAGTACTGTCGCTTGGAAAGTCAGCTTCTGTTACCGCAGAAATTACAGGATATCGTGTAATTCCTAATAGCCCACCGTGATCAATTTCCACTTCACTGAAGTTTCGCGGATTGTAATCATAGTCTGTAACATATATGAGATATTGACCAGCAGAGTTTGTATACAAACCTCCTACATTATAAACCACAGCGCCTTGTGTAAGATCATAATATAGGTCAACCGGAGTTGGAACTTCCAACGGATCGCTACCTTCAGCGGCCAGTGCATAAACACCGTGAGCACTTGAACCACCAACTGATCGTATCTGTCCACCGTTGATTGAGAAGTAGGAAGTGTAGCAGTAGTATGTGAACATAGATACTGCTTCAGTTAAACCACCGTTGGTAGCAATCAATCCGTAGCCCATGTCACAGATCTGTGTGAAGTCGTTGGACAACATACTTCTGTTACCTGGCATTAGAATTTCAAAAACGTTTGAATTGTTATTGACAAATGCAATGGTAGCTGTTTGAATAGCAGACTTAGCCGCTTGCAATGTAGTTCTTGCAGTATTTTTATAGGTATCGTAGGTTCTGCCTGCAGAATCTGCCACTAGGTCTGGATAAGTTGAACCTGCAATGTTTGCCACTGCCGCACCAGCTGCTAGTTTCTGAGCCTCAGTTCCACCTGTAGTTCTGTAAGCAGCTAATGAATTAATTACAATAGAGAACAATGTTTCTAAAACACTAGCAATTGTAGAATCGCTAGGGTTAGCTAGATCCTTAATTTGTCCTGTAGTTGCACCATATGTTGAGCTAACTGTGGTATTGACAATGACCTGCTTGGCAGCATTCTTGACCTGTGTCAGAGCATTTTCACAGGCTTGGTATTGTGTAGCCAATACCTGTAGTTCTAGGGCATCGCCTACACCATTAAAGTATCTGTAGGCAGCATCTCTGGTTTCGCTGTCTCCACCGTAGGTTAAATCGTAACAGATAGCACCGATAATATATTCAATGTCTCTTTGAGAACTAACTGAAGAAAATACCAACAACGGATAGGTAGTTGTGATGTAACCTGTTCCTAATTGTTTTAAGAAATCTGTATTAGATATCAACAATGCTTTGGCATTGGTTCTTAATGCAGGTGCACCTGCAGGATTTGGTATACTTAATGTAGGTGCTGCGGTTGTTCCTCTACGAACAATATTAGTGTAGTTTATTTTACTTTGAGCAATAGTAGCTCTACTAGCAGTATAGTATACTGTAGGAGCAAGTGCAGCTAATTGTGCATCTGCAAGATCATGAGCATATTCAACAGCACGAATAGTTAGATCTAATTGATCATTGATAACCACAGAGGCATTAGCTTGACGATAGGTTAATGCAGCTTTTCTGCTCCAATAGTTACCACCTTCAACAATGTCGTAACCTACACCCTCAATGATTAAGCCAACGTCTCTGTTACAAACATCTTGATTATAGGTAAACACTGGATACGGCCAAGGAGTGGTTTCATCCAAAATCAAAGTAGCTGTACTGCCACTAGTACCATAGGTAAAGTCTCTAACATAGTTGATTCGATATACTTGATCTTCAACAATGAATGAAGCTGGCAGTTGTGGGAAACGTTTTAATTCGCTGACAGATAATCTAGTATTGCTGATTTTTTGAGTAATTCTAAATTGTATGTTACCGGTAAATCCGTCAACAAACATACCACCGTTGAACTGATGTTGTCCGTTGCTTAGTGAAAATACAGCACCTTCTTGTGCATAAGGTGACTTGGCAAGAATCTGACCTTCTGGGTCTAGTACCAAGGCAAAACCGCCGTGACCTTGCATACTTAAAGCACGTAGGATCGTGGCATCATTCATCAAGAAGATGTCCATTCTATCATTGTCTAACGGTTCGTTGAATGAAGAACTTGAAGTATCGATAATATCAACAATAACATCGGCGAGTCTTGCAATAACTCCACCGTTAGGTACTACATCACCTGAGTTTGCAGTATAGGCAAGAAAGTTTGTACTATCAAGAGGTAAAACATTTCCGTACTCATAGATCACAAAAGAAGAAGTTGTAGCAACAGTGATAGTAAAACTACGACCGTTAAGTTCTGTCATTCCTGTCATGTTACGGAAAGTAACAGTTTCTCCTGTGGCTAATCCGTGGAGGCCATTGGTTGTAACAGTACAATTAACATTTCTTGAAACAGACAATATGTTTATTGCTGTACCACCTGCACCAGTTTCTGCTGTATATGCGCTATCGATAACTTGCGGTTCGGAATATTCTATTACAACTCCTGTATAAGGATTTGTATAAACAGAATTTACAACTTCGATATTTTTAATTATTGCTTGAGCTACAGTTTCTAATCTACGAATAGCACCGATGGTTTGTTGCAATTGAGTGGTAATTGCTAGAGTTGCACTGGCATTGTTGGTATCCCTGTATTTTAATGCTGCTGAAATTGTTCTAGGAGCACTACCGTAACGTAGGTCAAAGATCATAGCATCTAAAAGTAAACCTACATCTCGTTTGCAGATATTGCTATCATATTCAAATCCTACGTAGGGATCTTTTTCTTCAGCGATCTGTTTGTTGATCCAAGCAATAACTTCTTCTTGAATAAATGTTTTGTTTAATGCCAGCAGGTCGGCAGCTGATCTGTAATAACCTTTGTTATTGATCAATGTTTCTGGATAAATTGGCTCATCAGCATTGCCGAGATAATGATAGCCAAATAGGCTTTCTCGTTGAGAGTTATAATCATTTCTAGCTGTGTTTATACCGTCAACATATTTGTCTCGTCTAAAGTATTGGAACGCCCAAGGACTTGAGCTCATACCTTTCTTTGGACGGATAATGCTACGGCGGAATTCATCTCCGCGGATTGAAACGTTCTGCGGAACCTTTAAGGGTAAGTTTTCGTAATAGATACCAGCTTCAACAAACACAACCAATTGTCTAGTATTGGCAACATCGCCATAGCTAATACTTTCGCCAATTTGGAATACACCATATTTGATATCAATGTCAAATAATTCGTTACCACTAGTATCTAGTTCTCCTCTATGCGATAGAATCTGAGCCAGTGCTCCAGATGTTTCGCCTAACAAGAAAAGTCCTTCTCTAATGTCTCGACCACGCTTTGCTTCCGAGCTGTCTGTGATTACATCTCCTGTAAAGTCTGTTCTTTGATAACCCGTGTAAATGGCAAATCTTGGAAGATTAACCACGAGGCTTGGAAATTTTGTAAATCCAGCGCCACCGTCAGTGATTGTAATACCTGCAATGGCTCCGCTGACAATGTCAGCAAAGCCAAAGCCGGCTGTTGCCTTAGTATCTAATACTGTTGGGCTTACACGAACAGAAACCAATCCAAACCCACTGCCTGGATTTTCAATGATAGCGGTACTAACTTTGTATTTGACCAAAAATAGTGCATTGGTACCATAGGTACTTCCTGGCACTGTGCCTGTCCAGTAAACATAACCATCGGCATTTGTTGCAGGCAAACCAAGGCCAGTACCCCCTAGGCCTTCGTCAAACTTTCCGCCTACTAAAATTTTGTATGTTAAAATAGGACCGTTCGGTGTCCCTGGCTGGCTGTTAACTGTTAAAATTTCTATTTTTGCAGCATTAATATCCAATCCGCCTGCCGGGTTAATTTTTAATACTTCGCCAGCTTGGAAGTTAAAACCACCATTTATTAGCTGTACACTGTCTACGGTTAAGGTAACACGCCCTGCAAATCCTGTGCCAGAGTCTGGAGATATTTGTATTTCAGTTAATGTAGCATTGTTTCTAACTCCGGTATCTGGGTTAGTCCAGGTTAACACTTTCCTGTAAGGTCCAATCTCAGGAGGACTTGATTTAATAATTTCTTCTGCTCGCTTTAGCGCGGCTTCTAAACTCCTATAGGCAAATGGTAAAGCACGGCCCTGTGTACTAGCACCAACACCAATTCGTTCATCGCTGCCTGATGTAGACACATACAGATTTACACGACTGGCGTACCCTGCATTATCTACGTAGTTTTTAGTAGCAGCAACAAGACCATTATAGGTTACATCATCTTCAGGTTTTGGATTTCTAGAAAGAACCAACGGACCTGTCATAGTACCAAATGCAGAGTTTATGACCCCTACTGCTGGGTCTATTGCTGTTACACCTGCAAGAGAAATTTTACTGTCTGCATAGCCTTTATTAGCAGCTTCGTCAGCACTAACTGGAGTTGTTAGTTCTTGAATCCTAAATTGCGTACCGCCTGATTGACCTTTTAGGTTTCCACCTAATCTTGGATTTGTATCTGCAGAAATAGTGCTTCTAGTGTTGGTAATTGTGATTTCATTTTCGTTCTCAAATACCAAACTTATACCAGTCCCAGCGACCAATTGCTTGAATACCAATCCAGACTCGTTGGCATTAACTGAGACAAGGGCATTTTCAAATCCTTGATAGTAGGCATCGCCTTCACCACCAATAGGAGCGTCTTCTAAAGTGGAA